AAAGTCTTTAACTGCTTCTTATAGGATAAATATAAAGCAGACATAATCAGAGTTTTACCTGCATTTACTGTATAATCTAATACCCCAATCTGAAAAGGTGTTTCACCTAGTTTATTAGATAAGATTGCCTTAACAGCTTTCTCTTGTTCGGGTCTTAATTTATACTTACCTATCTGAGTTACAACTTTACTGACTTTAGGTAAAGGTTGTCTCATATCTACTATGATAGGCTTAATTCCAAGTTCAATACATCTTTTATATACTGAAGGAAGTAAGCCTATCTTAAATTGACCAGTCTTGGTTATATACTTTATTTTGCCATCCCAGTTTTGCATACCCCGTTGCCTAGTACGGAGGTAAAAGGCATTGGGGTGTCTGATAGCAAATTCGTTATATAACTTAGTTGCATATTTTAGAGGTATATCTAATTCTGCAACGTTACAATTACGAATTATGATTTTCATATGATTACTGTTACTGATTTACATTTCTTAGGCTCGTCATCGGAATCCTCGTATTCTTTCAGAGCTTTCTTTAAAAGAGAAATGTGATATTCTTCATCAGCAATGAATTTCTGGATAAGATAGGTAACTGGAATATAATCACTTCTCTTTATATATTCTTCTTTTTTATTCAGAGAATCGAATACTTTATAATATTCTTCTAGAGTTTCTTTTTCTGCTTGTAATGATAATCTTAAAGCAGATTCTGCTGAAGTACCAAGATCTATTAGGGGATGTACAGTTAACTGATTATTTCCTGGTATATCGGTATCCATTACATCGGAAGCCTTTAATAAGAAGTCTCCCAGTTTATCATAATGTACCATCTCTACTAATCCGATACCAAGCATCAATTCTCCTATTTCTTCAAACCTAGCCTGATGCTGAGTATACATAAGAATTGAAGTTAATTCTGAATACCTAGTATTCTTGTATAAATCATACAAGGGCAAGATTATTTCCTTAGGCCATTTCTGAACCATAGAAATATCTGGGTATTCTACTTTGCTATCGGAATAATCCAAAGCATTTACAGTGGCTTCTGCCATCTCTTCTAAACGATTTTTAAAAGCTTTCATGATTGATTAATTTTTGACCAGAGACTTCCTTCTATTTTAGGAGCCTCCGATGAGGATTGATTTTTATGTTTAAATAAGTATTTATTATACCTTTCTATAGCCTTGTCATTATACATCTGACTTGGTTCAGGTAAACCATTACACCAAGCAAGGGATTCAAATTGAGCATCTATGAATTGAATTGGGTCCCACCCTTTCTCTGATAGAAATTTATCTAACCTTACAAAGTGTATATATTTATCTGGCTGATTAACGAATGATTCATATATGCCAGTAACATCAGCTACTCTCTTTATAAAGTAATCATGTATAGCTTTAGCATTACCAGAATCCTCTTCCATTTCCAAAGTAGCAGAATATAAATCTGATATCTTTTCTGACATAACCGATAACCTGTTTAAAAGATTATTGTAATTACCATCCATTTTCTTGATACCAAGTTCGATGTATTTGATAAAACCTTCCCGGGTATCTAATTGGAAATCTTCACAGAATTGATTACATAGCTCTGCTATCTTTTTACATACTGCCCAATTTCTTGGTTCTGTTTCTCTTATTTTTCTAACTCCTCTATGATTTAGTTTTATACGAGTTGCATATATAATATCAGCAACTAAAGCAGCATCTCCCTTAGATGCTAGTAAAATGTTAGAAACTTTCTTAGTTGTCTTATTGTTTGTAACAACTACAACTCTAGTATTTATTGCTTCCTTACGAGCAATAACAAAGAAAGCATCAATCGGAAAATTATATACCTCTAACTGAGATAGGATTTTTTCGAATTGATGCTTAGTTATATGAATAGATGGGTCTCTCATACTCTCTTTTTTCTAAGTTTACCGCACTTCTTACATTTTAATAGGATTTTCCAACCATCAATATATTCAACTCTATATATTACCTCCCAATCATGAAGGCATAAATATTTGGCTCTTATAGCTTCTAATAATTGTTTCATACTTTCTTATTTTAAGTTATATAGATTATAATAGGAAATCCTCAATCCAAGGAGTTTCTGAGTCTGATAAATCTAGATACTACTTTAGGTGATAATCTAACTTTTCTACCAATCTCTTTATAGGTATAACCTAAAGAAAATAATCTATGTATTCTCCTTTGTTTTCTAGGATTATTACTTAGTAATGATCTTGGGCTATTTAAACCTGAACCATAGGGTGGCATACTATGTTTACCATTAATAATGGAATCATTCACATTATCTTTTTGAGTACCCCATCTAAGATTATTTACAGTATTATGGGTACCTATATCATCTAGATCTAGATGTCTTACTATAGGATAACTATTAGGATTAGGTATATAGGCTAAAGCTACTAATCGATGAACTCCCTTACTACGAAAACCAGTAGGAGTTCTTAATCTTATTTGCTCATGACCAGTTTTAGTAATAGCGGTATATCTTAACTTCCAAGGTCCCCCTTTTAGAAGAGCCACCCTGAATTAAACAACTATACACCTTACCATCTCGTGTAACATGATATCCTGGGTATCCTGGAATATTCTCTTTCATAGGCTATTTTTTAATTTTACTAAATCATTATAAGATTGATATCTTGTTTGATATACCAGTTTCATAACAGCTGGTCTTTTTAGATCGTTACAATCTTTATTTTCAGGCAATTGTATAACCTTGACCTTTTTATAAGCGACCAATTTGAAAGCCAGGTTGATTGAATATTTGATGGCATCAGGGTCCAGGAGTAATATAAATCTATTAACTGGAGATTTGATAAGCTGGTTAACTTGGTAAGCACTGATTGCCTTACCCATGGTGGCAATAGCCCTGTCTCCCATAGTAAGTGCATTGATTGCTCCTTCACAGATAAATATCGAACTATACATGTCGAGGGCATCTTGATTGAAGATAATAAATTCCTTTCCAAGTCCTGTAATATCTTTATTTGGATTATTGTATCTTGGGCCCTGTCCAATAACATTTCTCGCATTGTAATACCTGAGCGTGCCCTTATAATAATATGGTATGATGAGGTACCCAAAAAAAGGCCCTTCAGTGGCAACATATCCGATACCGTGTTTTGATAATTCTTCGATAGTGAACCCACGGCTCGACATGTAACTTCTAATGCTTCTTGCAACTTGTGATGTTCCTTGATTAATGAGTTTAAACCCATCTGGAAGATAGACGGGCTTAGCATCAGATAATTCAATCTTCTCTTCTGAGAAAGCTTTGTCTGTAAAGTTTCCATTATCTAGAAATTTTAAAAGTTCGGCATAAGTATCAAATCCTTCAACATCCATTACTAGTTGAGCAGGATTCATATGATAATTGCATCTAAAACAATTAGTACGGTACATAGAAAGATTAATTCCCATCTTATGTTCCCTATGACAGAAGGGGCATACGGGTAATTTCATCCAACCATGTTTATATTTGTAAGCGCCCAAGCTCTTAATAAAATAATTGTAGAGCTTGGTTTTAAATTCATTAGTGATTTTACTCATGGTTAAAAGGGTAATGGGTCATCATATTCGGCATATCTTTTCTTTAGCCTACGTAATTTATCTAGGTCTTCGCATTTCAGTACCATTTGCTCAAATAAAGTAACTACCTGTGACCTAAGTGAAAGTAACTCTTTATGTTCTTCATATGATTCCTTTGAAAGGAAAAGTTCCCATCCTCCCCATTTAGCAGATCTTCCATCTTCAGAGAAGAACTCCCTTAAACTTATATTAACTCCAGTAAGTTTTATATACTTGGGATCCACTGAATATACTTCGGCATATTGTGGGGTACATCTTGAATCTGAAGGTACTAAGTAAACCTTCTGACCTTTTTGGATTCCTTCTAATCTCTTAATCATAATCTTATATTTTAGGTTTATATATCTCCACTGGTTTTAGCTCGCTTCTCTTCATTAGCATCGGGATTCCCTTTCTTCTTGAGAGATTCCTCGAGCTTCTCACCATATATTTCATCGTACTGTTTACGTTGTTCTTTAGTAAACTCTACACATCTTTGCCTTTCAACATCACATTTAAATAATGCTCTACCACTAGGTAAACCATCTCTTTGTACTACTAATTCACAACGAAGTATATCATCTTTTTCTTCTTGTTCAGTAGAGTTAAGACCAACTATTGTATGAGCATTACGAACAATTGCAATAGAACCCGAGATATCATTTTCATCATATCTAGTAGTCCTATGTTTCTTACCCTCTCTGGTAATATGATGAGCAGTCCATACAATATCTAAGTCCATCTCTTCTGCTAGGTTCTGAATATCGATATATACATTCGATATACGGTCGAAATCCTCTTTATCTCTGGCAATTGAAGCAAGCTTTCCTGCATAATCCACCATTAGTACTTTAATATTAATACCCTGGTTTCTTAACTTGATTATAAGTTCCCTTATATAATTGCAATCTGTAATCATTGCAGGAACTCTTTCAACTACTAGTTCAACTCCAAATCTTGCAAGTTTACGAAGATGTTTAGCTTCGAGTTTATCATATTCACCTGAATATAATTCCTTCTTAGTTTTATTGATAGAGGATTGAATAAATCGGTCCATGATTTGTTCTTTACCATTTTCAGTATCTACATATAAAACTGATTTCTTCATTCTTAAATACCCTCTTGCCAAGTTTACCATGAAGAAAGTTTTCTTAGCTTTGGGTTTATCGAGAATAACATTTACTGAATGTTCTGGGTAACCTCCAGCATTGGTAATATCATTAAGTTGTCTAAATGGACAAGGTATTACAGATGGTTCTGCTTGACGTTTGAATTGTCTTTCTGTAATATCCCTTATCATAAAGATAGGTTCATCATCTTTCTTAGGTTTTGAGTTTTGAAGTATCTTTTCTATTTTCCTTGAATAGGTTTCGTATTGTTCGAAGTTATCCAAATCAAAAGAATCATTCAAGTTCTTCATCTCTACATAGGTAGAGAATTGATATATCTTTTCTCGAATGTATTCAGGATCATTCAAGGGATTTGAATATAGGTCATCGATTATTTTATGGATATTGGGTATATCATCCTTAGTAACCAGGTCAACGTAATTTTTAGATTCAAGCAATTCTTTTATAACTTCTTTAAGGATATTCTTAGAAGGCATCTTGTTTTTCTTTTTGAAGAACTTAAATATGCCCTCGGCAATTAAAGAATGCTCAATCAGAACTAGGTAACTTGGTTTAATCTTTTTGATTATTAGACCTCCCTCTTTATCCTTTAAGAGATACCTTAGGATTTCTAATTGAAAGCTGGTGTCAAATTCAAACTTGGTATTATCTTTTTTCATATTGCAATATAATTAAGTATAATCATATAGATTTCTATAGTCTCGGTTAGAGTTGTACATATAGACTCTCATCCTAGTACTCACTAATCCTCAGCTTCTAGGTGAACTTTATTAATATATTATTTTATATTTGATTTATTATACTTATATTTGCATATCATTTTAAAACATAGACTTATGAAGATAAAGGAAAATGGCAACAACGGATCAGAGATACATAGGTTGAAGCCTATGCAAGAAAATTATGATAAGGAAACTTTTGATAGGATGTATAAAATCTGTAAACCAGTTATCAGACGTCTTACTAAGCAAATTGATAATAGGAGGTTTAATGTTACACCAGATATCATAAGTTCTTATTTCTGGGATAAGATGTTATTTGTCTTTAATAAATATTACGGTACTTGTGAAGAAGAACATTTAAAAGCAAGGATACTAGCTTCTCTCAGTACCTTTAAGAATCATTTATTAAGAACTGCTTATGGAGAGGGAGCAGAATATCATCAGAATCTTTACCAATTAGAAGATTTATTCGATAATGATAAAGAACTAGAAGATGATACAGAAGAAGAGAAAGCTAAAGGAGAAATGCTTGATATGTTATATAAATATATGAAGAAGAACCTATCTCCTGATGCTTATTTGATCTTCGAGATATTGCTTAGTCCTCCTCCCTATATTAAAGAGAGAATCAAGGATGGTTCTCGTATCACTAACATTTTATTAGTAGAGTTTTTTGATATGCCTAGAACTAAATCTTCGGTAAGATATATCTCAGAACTTAAAGAAGATATAAGATATTGGGAAGAGAAAGCTAAAGAAGACTTACATTACTAACATAAAAAAGGGAACCCAGTGCATGAGGTTCCCTTTCCAGTGTAACTTATTTCCCAATAAGAATTCCACTTGTGTGTTGGACGAAAGCGATTAGCTGTTCTATAAAATAAAGCCCTAATAATTTTAAAAGTTTATATAGGTTTATAGTTTAATGATATAAGCTAGTACGAAATAAGGAGGTCTATTCTCATGAGGGCTACCTCCACCAGTTACTTGGGTATCAGCAGAATAACTTGAGTCAGGCCTAGTATGATTAGGGAATGGTTGGTTGTTTGCATTATCTCCCCATTTTTCTTCTTTAAACGTAATCTTATGACTATGAGGAGGTATTTGGTCTAGAGTAAGAGTTACTAAGGCTTCTCCTCCCATGTTACCAATGGTATTATAATCCTGATTACTTGGATCATACCCTACTACAAATCTACCCAATAGATTAGGTCTACCAGACATACCATCACAGAATGCCCAACCATCTGGAGGAGTAGTACCTGAAAACATAGCGATTAATCCAGTGGGAACTGAAGAAGCCGAGTTTTTAATCATTTCTATAATCTCATTCTTCAGATTAGTAAGATATTCTTGTAGATTAGTTATACCATTAGTCTGGTCATCTTTACCTCCGAATCCTTCCAGTACATGTTCTACTCTTTGAATAGAATGGGTCATGATCCCATTGTAGGCTGAGTTAAAGGGTAGTGGTTGAGGGAAACAACCTCCATAAGGGATGATTGCATAGTTTTCTGACTCCTTCGTATTAGCATCAGTACCAGAACCATATACTCCAATCAGTACCATGGTATTCTTACTATTTCTGTAGGGTTCACAAGCACCTTCTACCTGAGAATTAAGATAGGTATAATTTAATTTCTCATGTGAAGCAGGATTATTCTTTACTATATCCCAAGAGATTTTGTCTTCTGCTAAGGGATAGTAAGGATTCTGTGATTGTTTATACAGAGTATATAAGCTTTCATAAGATGAAGACCAATATGCTACGAAAGTAATAGGGTTTTCAATTGGTTCTGATACTTCTTGATGAACTGCGAATAAGAAGATATCTGAATTAGCCCCTTGAGCACCTTGGATATTATCTACTACTATCTCTTCATCATCAGAGATGAATATATAACCATCCCTAGAAATACATCCGAAGTTTATCTGAGGTGATTCTCCATCTTCAGAATTCTTTACCATATATCTAGCAGTAATTCTATCTGCTACATCATTCTTGAATACCTTACCATTTTCTGCTTTAGCTTGAACTGATAGCTTATTACCAGATACCTTAACTGAGCCGAATCCACAGAATGGGCCAAGAGCAACAGGGGCAGCAATTGCTTCTGCTGCCTCCTTAGATTTAATCAAACCCTCATATTTAAAGTACGTTTTCATTGTTACTATTGTTTTTAGATTGTTTATAATTCCTAGATTGTTCTGACATATCCTTGAAAGCTTCAGATAAGTTATTGAACTTCAAGGTTACTATAGACCAAAGTATCTTCCAGATACTGTATCTCTTTTCTACTCCGTGTAATGTACATATATGACCATAAATAGAATCCACTTCGAATCCATAACATACTACCAATACGGTTATAGATACTACTAGGGGATCTAACCCATATGGTTCTCCAATAGCCTTACCAAGAACTGCTCCCATTAATAAGTAACATATATAATCTATTATCTTATTAAAAGTTCTTCTTCCAGCTCTGGATTTTCTAATGGGTATGCCCTTTAACTTACTAGCATTCATTCCAAACCAGAAGTCGGCAATTATCAATATGAATGCTAATAGGATCATCCATCGAAGGTCATATAACAATTGAAGACACTCTGTAGCAAAAGCTATCGTAAATCCTTTAGATACTATAGATGTAGTGGATGTTTCAGTATACATGTCGTAATATTGATTTATTCCTGAGGTTTCGGGGTTATTCTCCATGCTGTATTTTCGGGTATATCTATTTCGAAAGTTTTACTGCTAATATCATCAGAGTTCCAAACCAATTCATTTGGTTGTACATCAAAAGCTAAAGTAACTTCAAATGTACACCTTACATCGGTTTTGTTAACAGCTTCAAATATATAAGTACCAGGATTAGAAGTTCTAAATTCATAAGGTACTGGATGTGAATCGGCTTGACCCACTAATCTTACATCAGTTATAAAATCCTTATGATTAGAAGAACATACCACAGTGGTATATACTTCTCCTTCTCCTTGCCCACTTAGAGTAGCTCTTTCAGGACTACAACTTATCTTAACTTCAAGATTATAGTCTTTGATTACTAATGTAGCCTTCTTGTCTTTATTACCCTTACCAACAAAGGTATAGGTACCCGCTTTATCTAAAGTAATAACTTCTTCGAATTTATACTCTGCTCCGGTTTCCATAAGTAATACTGAATCATATTCCTCTATTTCGAAAGGCATTACTCGGATAGTAACCGACTTACCTTCAGCAAGTTGATATGATACATTTACCTTCTGGTTATTTAGAGTATTAGCCCAATCCTTTGGAGATATCCAATTAGGATCTGAAGGATTTACTGCTTCGATATAAATATAGGGATCTTCTGGTTTGGTATAACTATATACTGACCAAGTAGTATAAACTAAAGGATCTCCCTTACATACAGCTTTATAACTTCCCGGTTTATTGCATGAATAAGTAGCACTAGCTTTACCCTTACCAGATTTATTCAAGGTAATATCGGTTAACTTATTATTATCACAATAAATACTAACTCCATAATCTATAAGATTATCGGGATCATCAAAGGGAGTTACTGATAAGTAAAGTTCTTGATTTACAGATCCACTTTCCATCTCTAAAGATAAAGTTTGATATTCTTTAGATAAATGATAAGTGAATTTAGAGATACGGGTATATACGGTAAATATTCCTATACCATCAAAGTTCTCTAAATTATCCTTAGTACAAGCAAACTTATAAACTCCAGTACCAAATGTTTGGAAAGTATCCCCAGATTTATACCTAGTATCATCTTTACCAATCAAGTAACATTCCAAACCTTCCTCATCATAATCATCTTCTATAGTTAGTATGGTTTTAGCTAAACTAGTTACATTACTTGATAGCTTGAATTCTTCTGGAGTACATTTAACCTTGTATTTATTAGGTTCTCTAGTAACAACCAGTGAAACTCTTTTTACTGGGTATTCTACAATCTGGAATTCATAAGTACCTGGCTCTTTAAATTTATAAGTTGAACCAGAAGGCTTAACTTCAGTTTCCCCAACCAATTGTATATTAACTGGAGTCTGTTTACCTTCTTGATAAAGAGTAGCTGTAACTGTAGCCGATACCTCCTTATTAGTTGGTGTAATATGCAGTGTAGTTGGATTAACCGATATATTATAGGATTTGACTACTTCCTTTAATTTTACATGAACTTGGGTAACTTTAGTCGGGTCTCCCACACTTCTAAAATAATAAGTCTGATTACCTATAGTGGCATTAAAAATAGTGCCATTTTCATATTTCTTGTAACCCCAAGTATTACCATCTCCAGATACCTGATACCTTAAGTTGGCATTTTGATAATTACTAGAGACTGTAACCTTAATAGGTACAGAGGTTATATACCCAGGCTGAATAGTGTTTATATTTGGGTCTACAAAATCGGCTGTTATCAGATAATTATCATTTATATTAAAACCATAATCAATAGTAGCTCCTACATGATAAGGCTTAAATCTATCGATTATATTTTCTATAGCTTTTCTGAACTCTATAAATTCTCCCGAGTTATTTGAATAGCCATGTCCAGTTATATGGAAGGTTACATTGATACATTGACTACAACCGTAAATGTTATCAAAGTTAGATTTATCATAATACTGATCTTGGTCAAAGTAAGGATGTGTTTTTAACCAACCATCATAACCTGATTTAGC